CCGCTCAAGCTTGCGATACATCTTAATCTGACCTGTTAATGCACATCTACTGAAGTTACAGGAGAGATAGTCAAGCATAGCTATATCGTCGGAGTGATCAATCTTCTTACAAATCTGGGCTAATGTCTTGCATTGTCTCTGTTCGAATTTTTCACACTGACGTTCATAAACGTACTTATATGCTGCCTGTTCAAATTTCCAGTAGTTTTCCTTATGCATGAATATGATTACGTCGTCTCCACAACACTCAAAATTATAGTCATAGTCCTCGCGTAAGCCAATGCATGAAAATATAAATCGGACATAAGATGATGACCTAACTGTATTACCATAGGACGTCTTCATATGTCCTGATGGTATAGTAGCATCGACTGTATATGTACAAAAGATTGTTCTTATGTTTTGAGCAGTGGTGAATAGTACCTGAATGAGGTGATCTATAGATGCAAACCTACTATATTCAGCTTGATTATATTTAACGAACAAGTTTGCGTCATTAAAATCTATTGCTTCCTGTACAGATCGATTTTGTGTCGAATCGAATGCTGAACCGTCAATAGCGACGAAATAATTGTATGACTTTTGAGTTATCCATTGTTGAAATTTTATACAGCGTTCTTCATTCGTGAGTCCGGATCCATAGGCAGTATCAAATAATTTACGTACATATGCTAGGTATGCAAATACCCCTCCGCACAAAATTTTTTCTATATCATCCTGCTGTGTGACTGCCCTTGCTTTTACCTTGAACTCATTCCACATAATTATCACCTTTTCATCTGTTTTGGTGTGTTGCTTCATATCTTCGGGATCAACTAATGCTCCCTTATACCTGTATGCATCGAGGTATCTATGATATGCTTCTTGGTACCTTCTTCTCTGATCCTCAGGGTATTTCTCCATCCATCCAAAGGGCTCATAGGGACTCATAGCTATTAGTTTTTCAAATGTTTGATAATTCTCGCTTTTCAGATACCAGTTTTCAAACTCCTTAGCCACTATTGGGTCAGCTATCAATCCTTGACTCATTAATTGTCTACTCATGGATTCTACAGCATTACGAGTGCATTTATGAAGTTTAATAGGATAGTTGCGCAAGACGTGA